GACCCATATTGACTAGTGCATCGTGTTACAACAAGTGGAAAACAGAGGAGGGTGTAACTAATCAATTGAAAGAGATGTCTGCAAAATTGTGGATTGATCTGCTGAGGAAGCAATATAGTATAGGTATATGATCATAGGAATTTCTGGTAGCCATTCTCAAGGTAAAACTACCTTGGTCAATGCTTTACGGCAGCGAGAAGAGTTTAAAGATTTTGTGTTTAGGTCTGGTCTTACTCGAGACTTGCACAAGCTTGGAATACCCATCAACGAGTTAGGAACTGATGTGACTCAGCTGTATGTTATGTGCAAGCATTACGAGTATAGCAAATCATCTGGTAATGTTGTGTTGGATAGATGTGCGTTGGATGGTCTAGCATACACCAATGTAGTGTTGGCTGATCATGATGATAATGACTTTAAGCATGCTCTTGGTGTCATTGCGAGAAAGTGTTTCAATGCTTACGACATCATCTTCTATGTGCGTCCAGAGTTAGAGTTGGAAGATGATGGAACTCGAACTGTTGATCGTGAGTTTTTTGATCGAGTAGTGAAGAGCTTTGAGTACTGGCTTGACGTCATCAAGACGTATAAAGAGCCAGTACGCGTGGTAGAACTGTACGGTAGTGTGGAGCAGCGAGTAGAGCAAGTGATTACAGCATTGAAAAACACCAACTTGATGGTATAATAATTTATGTTAGAACAACTAGACAATAGCAATATTTCCAAGCATCTTGGAAAGAGTAGTGAGTATAAGGCAGAGTATGATGCTTCTCTGCTAGTTAGAGAACCTAGAGCTTCTAATAGAACGCATCTTGGTATTAGTGACGATGCAACGCCGTTTGTAGGTAACGATACGTGGAATAATTATGAAGTGTCAGGATTGATGCACAATGGTGTACCAGTAACTGCAGTTGCAAAGATTGTTTATCCTGCAACCAACAAGTACATTGTTGAATCTAAATCTCTCAAATTGTATTTTGGTTCATTTCATATGACCAAGCTAGGTGATACACCTGATGCAGTACGCAAAGCAATTGCACAAACTGCTACAAAGGATCTTTCTGCATTACTTGAAACTAATGTGCAGGTGCATTGTTATTCAGATGCAGAAATCTTTGCAAAGAGTAACACGGCTTATGTAGAGTGGGAGCACGACACGTACGTTACGCTTGAAGAGAGCATCGATACTACCAAGCTTGCGACTAGCACATATATGGAAACACCTGAATTGCTAGAAGTTGTAGAACAAGCAGGTGTTGTTCACTATCATAGTAGCCTGCTACGTAGTCGCTGTAGGGTCACAAGCCAACCCGATTCAGGAGATATCTATATCTACATCAAGGGGTTAAAGACTGTATCTGATACGTCATTGCTAAAGTATATTATTTCATTCCGAGATGAATGTCACTTTCATGAAGAGATTTGTGAAGCGGTGTATAAACGTTTGTGGGACCTTCTGCAGCCAGATGAACTATCTGTAAAGTGTTTGTATGCTCGTCGTGGATCTATTGACATCAATCCAGAACGTGTATCACATGCACGCTTGTTGCACAATACATTGAGTAATGTTAGTGCACATTATGTAAAGACACCTAGACAATAAATTAACTTGCAGAAATTGAAAGGTTACGTAGATCGTAAAGGTCTGCGTAACCTTTCCTTGTGTATACCTTTTTATGTACTATGCGAATTCTTTCAGCAGGTTCAAAATACCAACCTAATTCTCTCCAGGTCTTACCATACCATTCAGCTGGTACTGAAACTTTTTGCTTGATTACGTGATCTGGATTTAAACATCTATTACGCAATGTACAAAAGTGAGTATTATTTGCTTTTGCTGCAGCAACTTGTGAGTCAAATTTTCCACATGGGGTAATCCAATAACCTCTAAATTTTGGATTATTCACACCATTACATTGCTTCTTTTTATTGCCCTCGTGCAGTGCAGCCTTCCATTCAGGTGTACGTACTGCTTTTCTCAAGGCATCTTTGTGTGTCTGTCTCCATTCAGGTGTATCTACAACACGCTTCATGTAGTCTCTTACATATTGTCTAGAATATCCTGCAGTTGTATTACCACCAGATCCTGAAGCGCTTATATTGTAATATTCATCGTTTGCGTATGCATTTGTTTTGTTCAACCAATACTCTTCTCTACTAGACAGGTCGTTTTCTGTACCATGCACATATTCAAGAATTACTCGAGTAAATTTATCTGCTCCGTACTTCTTGTATGCATTTAAAAAATACTTACCATTACCTATATATCCATCGTGTTCATCACCTTTGTGCTTACCAATGTACTTCTTACCGTTAACGTTGTTGGTCCATTCATATACGAATCCAATGTATGATTGTTTTTCCATAAATTTATTTATGTTAGAGGCTGTGATATATAGCCTACTTGTTAATAGAAAAGCCTCTACGATATCAAGTCGTAGAGGCTTTTTTGTTGCTTGAATGGGGTAAATTAGATGATCTCTAGAGCACGGAGACGACGCTCAATGGGCCCAAGATTAGTTGCTGCATCTGCTGTCACTGTCTGAGCACCAGTTGCAGCAGTCAAGATGGTGAACAACACCGAGCTACGATCTGCAAGATACAATGCAGCTTCTGTGCCATTATATTGTGGAGCTACCTTGAACTGAACACCACCAGCGGTTGAAAGTGCAACAGTAGCTGCAGGTGCACCAGCAACAGCATTAAACAAGATACCATTAACTGTTTGTCCTGCATATGTGCCTGTTGTTGATACTAGAACAAATGAATCACCAGCAGCTGATAGACCATAGATGTCTGTTGCAGGTGATTGTGATGCTGTGTTGAATACAATGCTGTCGAAGTTTGCCATGTGATTATTTATTCTGACACACGCCACATTCTTGCTTTTGTGCTTGATGCATCAACCATTCTTGTATGGTGTTGATGTAGTCATTGGCAAGTGTAATCTTTTCAGCTACCCAGGGTTCGATGTGTTCAACTACTTGAATAGCTTGATGAACGCTGCGCGCATTTTGTATGATGGACTCTATCTGTGAAGCTGCCATTTCTTTTGCATCACAACCATGATCTTCATTGGAGTGATCAACTACATCAGGTTGTAACTGCACTACGTGTGCATAAGCTTCTAGAATGCAATCTACATCGTTCTTCATCAAGATATTTATAAATACTCATATGAAATTTGATGAACTAGTTGAGATGTTGTTGGAGAAGCACAACAAACCATGCACCAAGGTTACCAAGCAACAAGCATCAACGCGCGCAGACAAGAAGTACATGCGCTGTGCTCGAGTAGATGGCAAGCTCAAGCGAGTACACTATGGTGATCCTAACCTACGCATCAAGAAGAGCAACCCCAAGAAGCGTAAATCATTCCGGGCTCGTCACAATTGTAGCAGCGCCAAGCCAGGTAGTGCAAAATATTTCTCATGCAAGAATTGGTAATTTAAGACAAAAAAATACCGTGGAGTGACGAGCACTCCACGGTAAATTGATGCTTTTAAATATTTGGATGTTTTCTATCAACGTACCCTAGCATCGTAAATACCGTACCTACAGGATATGTGTGACGTGTTTTCGGAGTACGTCGCTTTACGGTAAATGTTCCCGTTGTGTGTATAGCTGTATACACAGTATCTTCCATGTAATGATGTTTACAAAACTTACTGTGATTATGTACATGTTCTATATATGTGCCGTCAGGTAATGAAATTTTATATCGTATTTTAAATTGACCGTGTTCTTTTAGACTGCTTGAACCACGTAATTCATTTTCTGTTAGACCAAATTTTTGATGCCTTTCTTTCTTAAGTAAATTTCCTGCTGTCATACGTTGCATGTGATTTAGTCGATAAACGTCGTCGCTGTGGTATCTGCCTTTAATCTTCTGGTATCTCTTCTCCCAACCTTCAATCTGCGCTACAGTAGCTCCAATTTTATATTGTAATTTTTTGCCTTCACTTATGCGTTTGCGTACTGCAGCCTTAATTGTATCGTCGCTATATTTTAACATATATCCACCAGTACCACCTTCATGAATATTATAACAATTGCTTTTAAAAAAATGTTTTAATAATCGGATTAACCTAATCTCTTTTCTATTTAAATCTTCTTCATTTTTAATTTTTATTCTCAGCCATTTTCGTGTAAAAGATAATTTACCATATTTTTTAACTGCGTGTTTGAATCTTGCAGTGCCAGATCCTATGTAATTGTCAGATCTATTGCCTATATGCTTACCACCATACACCTTACCATTAACGTTATTAACAGTTATATAAAGTAACAGTTCTTTACTGTCTTGCATACGTTAATATTTATACAAAAAAAGAGGTACCACATTTCTGTGGTACCTCAATAATGATTTGTTTTTAGTAATTACTAAAAATATACATTTGAATTGCCTGGCGTAAATGCCTGGCCCAATCCCTTGACGAGAATAACGTGGTAGTACAAATTAGCACCGAAGATGTTGTCTACTACACCATAACGTGTTAGCAATCCAACCCTCGGAGCAAAATCGTTAGGACCAATTGTTCTCTGAACCATCACTGGAATGTATGGGCAGTAGATGATACCTGTGTCGTAGAATTCTGGTCCTTTGTATCCGAGCAATGCATATTCCATTGCGGTTGTGCGGCTAGGTGTGTAACCTTGACCTGCTGGGTACTGGGATGAATTCTGGACTTCGGTACGTGTATCGCGGTAGACGTTGAAACGTCCACCAAGATTTCCTACCTTGGCCACACCAACGGGCTGTGTGTTGACGTTGCCCTGAACTGGTACCCATTGGAATTCGGGTAGCATTTCGAGGATTGCGCAAACCTTGGGAGTAGCAACGATGAAGTTGGCTGCACCACGGCGATTGCGAACGGCAATACGATTAGCCTCAATGATGAGACGTTGATAGAAATCACGATTACGCTCTACCAACCAACGACCATCGGCTGAAGCGGGACTCCATACAGAATACCCAGCACCTTGACCTGCGTTAAGGGCTGTGTGGATCATACGGACGATCATTTCACGGTCGATCTCAGCTTGGATCTCATACGCCATAGCGTTTGTGATCTCAGCGTCGATGTCGATGCCGTTCATGTTCTTCAAATCCTGCTCGAGCTCAACGGACCAGCGGGCACCGAGGCGACGAGTTCCAGCCTCAACGGCTGTCTTCTCGAAGCTGACTTCTACTGTTGGGATGTTGGAGTTGATTTCGAAATTCTTGAGAATTTCTGCAACGCCGCGATCTTGATCAGCAAAAGCCCACTCTGCGTTACCGGAGAGTACGGCTGATGATGTACCGGTGAAACGTGTGTCTAGGTGTTGATAACCTAGTTCGTTTGCTCCGTTGCCGGATCCGTAGGATGGGTTGATCTGGTAGTGACCAGTTGATCCACCCACGCCACCATCTGCTCCACCTGTTCCAAGGCTGGATTGACCATACTTGTAACGTAGAGCAAAAGCGAGTCCAACAGGACCGCTCATTGGCTGTACACCAACGATTTCATTGGTGATGAGTTCAGGGAAAGTACGACGAATCATTGGGATAAGAATCTTGGGTAGACGAGCATCGCCAGTAGCATAGCTATCTGCGTTGCCAACACGACCGCCACCTGAACCAGCGTCAACGGAACCGAAAACGGATCCAGTGCCGCCAGCAATGTTGGCTTCCTGCAAGCACCATGCTTCTTGGTTTTCCAATAGCATTGCGGTGTTGAGGCGTGTGTGTGCGTCTTCAAGAGGTGCTACACTCTTGGAGGTGTAATCCAATACTGGACTCCACTTCTCTAGAAGTGCTTGTGCGCGGGACTTATCGATATATGCCTGTGTAGGACGGATATTCATGATTTGTTTTTTCCTTTCTTGATTTTGTTCGACCTCAAGGACTTAAAGTCCTGGTTATTCAAGTACAATGTACTTCAACTAAATTGGGAAAATTGTTAGTATCTGCTCAATTCCGACAAGTAGTTATTCACTGCGCCGGATGTTGCAACTGTTTCTTGTTGTGTGGATTCTTCAACAACTACATGTTGTTCACGAACCACGCGTTTTTCGAAAGCTTCTTCTTTGAGGATGTCAAGACGCTCTTCTTCTCTCTTGTCAAACAAGCTCAAAGTATAATCGATGTTTTCGAGGATGAATTGTGCTGACTTGCCTTGTAGTACACGACGTGCATATACTTTCTTTGAATCAGGCAATTGTGCTGTCTTTTGCTCAAACACTAGATCTGCCTGTGCACGCATCAACTTTTCGTTCAATGTATCAACTTCTTGCTTCAACTTGCTAGCTGCAGCTGTTGCTTCAGTGATTTGAGTCTTACCATCAAGTACTGCATCTTTAACTGACTCTTTCATGAGAGTCACATCTACTGCCAAAGCTTTGCGAAGATTTTCTAGAACAATGTGAGCCTTCTTGTTCTTTACTGCTTCATTGATGGAAGCTTGTGGAATTGACTTCTCAAGATATACATCAAGGTAGTTGCTGATCTGCTCTACCAATGTATCCTTGAAACTATCAGCCTGTTCGGTGATTGCTCCACTATATTTGCGGATCACTGATTGCAACTTGGAAGTGTTGTTCTTGTCAATTGCTTCAACTACGCGATGCAATTTACGAGTATGGTCAGTGTCGATTGCTTCAAGTAGATGCTCAAGCTTTGCTGTATATTCTGCATCTTGCTCAGTCAATGCTTTTTCAACATGAATGGTGACGCGGTCGTTGACAGCTGATTCAAATGAATCTTTGATAGTTGCAAGTGACTCTTCGGATAGGAGTCCTTTGGTTGCTTCTTTTAAGAGTGTTGCGATATCCTGGCTCATATATTAGAATAATCTTTGTGATTTGATTGCGGTGCGGACTTTCTGTTTGAACTTTTCAGTCAGCGCCAATTGCAGGTATTTATGTGCCTGCGCGTATTTTTCTTCTGCAATGCAGCGAATAAAGTTTTTAATGTTTGTGTCAACACTCATGATGATATTTATGCTGATTTGATCTTATTAATGAATTCCAACACCAAATTTCTTAAATACGCATCAACTTCATGACGTGGTAAATTTGCAATGTCGGATTCAAAGCGTGCATATTGCTCTTCAAATCGGCCATCAGTACTTAGCACCCATTGTTTGGATTCCAAGATGCCATTCACAAATGCTTTTGGAAAAGATGGATCAGCAACACAGTCGATTGCGATCAAGCGCATGTCTTTCACAATGTTCTTTCCACCGCTCTCTTCAAGTTGTCCCAAAGCACGTGAACTCATTCCAACGCGCACACCATCATTGATGAGTGAACGCACAATCAACCCACATGGTGTGGTCAACACTTTGCTCTTGCCCATGAACACATTTCCATCTTGAGTCATTTCGGTCACCATGTGACATGCGCGCTCAAGATCTACATCAGCAGATGATGGGTGGTTCAACTCTCCCATGGCGCGAGCTGTAGTGATCATCTCATTCTTGTATCGCTCAACTTCCCTTACCATCTCACTCAGCGGATACAACCTGTTGTTGCGATTGACTCCCTCTGCCATCATGTATGGCCCCTTGATGTATAGAGAGGAAGGAGAATTACGATCTCGTTCTTCTACAATATACTCAAATTGTTCTTCAGGCGCAGGTTTTTCAACAATGAGTCTCAACGACATGCAAGTATTTATGTCGTGGAAGAATATTTTTCCAGATTGTTGTATATTTAGTTTTGAAACAGATCCTTTTCTGTGATTATGATGAACTCTGCAGATTTTTTCTTTGCGTAATCTCTTGCTGCCAACCACTTAGCTTGATTAACGGCCCATTGCGTTTGTTCATATAATACTGTTGTGCGTTTCTTGCGAGCTGATGGTTGTGGTGGTTGTGTTTGTTTATATGGTTTTATCTCCACAAGGTATCGCTTGATGCGATCTCCCTCTCGGATGACCACAAAGTTGTCAACATAGTATCTATGAGCTCTTCCATCTACAGGACTAATATATGGGACGATGATACACTCGCTGCCCCACTCTAGCACGTTGGAGTTGCGATCTGCCCATTGCATGAACCTCAATTCAAAAGAAGATCTATACACTGCATGCTTACCAATGAACTTCTCGGGATGTTTGGGACGATATATACCCTGTTTGAATCTAGGGTCTTGAGGAAGTTGCATCAGTTGTAGTACTAGTCGGTTGTTCTTTCTTCTTGCCCAACAGTGCCCCTACCCACCCTAGAGCTGTCTTGATGGCTGATGGTGGCATGTAAACTAATACAGTTGCAGCTGCAGCGACTACAGTAAGCAAGATGGAATACAATTTAAATCTTTCCCAGAATTTGTAGTTTTCTACTGCTTGAGTTGCAACATCCTTGGATACAATCTTATCAATTGTCTCTTCTTTTTTGGATTCTAGCTCATCTACACGTTTGAGTAACTTTTGATTCTCTTCAAATATTTGCTGCATTTTATCATCAAGAGCTTTTGAGTCTAGCCCCCTAAATTCAGCACCATCACCTACTTTAGATCCCATCATGATCTGACCTTTGTTGATGATATCGAGGACTTTATTCAGAGCAGGATCATGACGAGTAGCATTTACATTTGCTAGCATGCTGCTTGCTGTTGCGATAAATGCTTTTGCATCATCATCTAGCTTGCGTTCAGCAGCTTCAATACGTTGATCAATCTTGGTACGCACACCCGAATAAGTTGTGCATCCTACCAATATAACTGCGTATATTATAGCAACATACTTCATATAACATGTTGATTATGACTAACCTACGAGAAAAATGCAGGGATCTGAATCGCCAAATCCAGCTGCATTGGTGAACAATTGTTGTTCAAGTTTCTCTAATTCCTGCAATCCTTGTGCACCAAGATCTGTCGAGAACTGTTGACCACCAAACATCTGCACAGGTATCTTTCCACGAACATTACCCACAATTGTTTTCACACGAGCTAGAGCATGTTGGAATACCCATTGCTCTTTGATGATATCACGTAGTGGTTTTTCTACATAACAAGCAAGCACCCCGAAGAATTGCTGATTGGGTGTTGGTTCAGGATACATTCTCAGATATTGCGTGCGGTCGTTGAATTCAATGGAGCGTCGAGTAGCTAATAGCTTCTCACGCAATTCCAACCACTCCTTTAAGACGTACCAACTTACCAGATCAAATCCATAATTGCCCATTGCATAGCTAAAATATGTTTGCTGCGCCAAGGTCTGCTCAATGGTGAACAATGTGTTGATGCCTGATGTTGATCCCTCTTCAAACTGAGTAACATCCATAACTTTACGATAGTCCATAACATCATAATCAAACATGTTGTTGAATGGAGCTACTGGTAGTGCATCACAACTTCCTTGATTTGACAATTGTTGAATATATGAAGGCGTAAATGTTGCAGATACATTTACTGTACTAACTGAAAAGCTTGTCAGCAGAATGTTGTATGTTGTTGCATCAAGGATTTGATTGGGTACAACACCCTTTGCAAAAGCTGCAGATAGATCTGATACGCCCGCAAAGTATGATGCATCAATTGCACTCTGTGCAACGTACACTGCAGTAGGTTGTGAAATATATGGAGCTGTATCTCTAGAAGTTGTTTTGTGATTTACGCGATCAGCTAGCGATAAATTGGGATTTGAAAGTGTATATAGATGATCTAGACGAAGACCTTTTCCGCGCTCGTATAGACTAGAATCAAACACCAGATACTCTCTTGTGTACCCAGCGTATTTGGTAAACATCTCACATGCAACAGCAATTGCTTCAAATATCTGATCTTGATGAACTTCAATGGTTACAATTGGTGCACCTAGCATGCGAACAATACGATCTGCTAGACGACCAAAACAGTCAATTTTGCTGCTTAGATTAGAGCTCTGAAAAGCAGATACTGGTGTAATTTCACATGCCATGCATGTATTTAGTCACTATGCAGGCGGTGCTGCTGCTTCAGGTGCGCCACCTTCTGGG